CGCATTCCCACCCCCATCACCCAGTGGGCCCTCGGCAAGGTCCACCCCAACATCCCCCGTGTTGGCTGGAGCGCCTCAGGCTTTGCCCGCGGCCTCTCCGGCTGGATCTCGGAAAACGTCACCGAAATTTTCGCCTCCGAATTCTCCATTCACCACCCGGCCGGTTTTGCTGGAACCTGTGACGCCTTGGTGGGCCTAAAAGGCCATTCAGGCCTCATCGTGGCCGACTGGAAGACCAGCGTGGGACGCAAAACCATCGGCCCCGGCCATTCATACTTTGACCAGCTCGGAGCGTACGCCCTCGGCCTGGAACACCTCACCGGCCTCAAGCCTGCTGGAGCCTCCGTCGTCCTCGCCCGCCGCTGCGGCACCCCCGACGTTTTCACATTCAACACCGACCTGCTGGAGCAGGCCAAAAACTCATTCATGGCTCGGGTGGAGCAGTATTTCTCGGGCCTAGAGGCCCTCGAAAAAAGCCATTCATGACTGGAACGTCATTCATGACTTGCCGCTACTGTATGATTCTGCTGGTGCTATAGCTAGCGCCTGTGGATCGAAATGCCGTACGGGCGTTGTGGATCTGACAACAAGCCACCCCTGGCTGGGGGTGGCTTTTTAGTTGCGAGTCTTACTGATACTGAGAATCACTCTCAACTAGCAGACACTAAAAAGCACCAAACCCGGAGGCCTGGTGCATTTGCAACTTAAGCTGCCTCCCTGGTGCGTTTGCCTCGCGGTTTGGCGATGCCTGCATCGGATCGCACCTTGCGGGGGGATCCTTTGCCGGCTTTAGTCCGGGTGGCTGGGGCAGCTGGGGCGGTTGAAGTGTCGCGCGTAAAAATTCCCGAAGCCTGTGGAAAAAGTTCCGACGGCAAATCAGCGCCGCCGTTGAGTGCCTGGCACTGTCGCCAGTAGGGCACCAACTCTCGCCACAGCTGCAGGGGGCCCTCTTTACCTAGCTCGGCTTGGAGCGCTAGTAGGTCTGCCCAGTCCGAGGCCTCGAGCTTGGAGCGCTCAACTGCCCACCGCAAGTCGCGATGGTGCCGTTTCATCAGCCGCAAGTGCTCCCGTTCGGCCTCTCGGGATTCTCTCTGCTGGCCTCTCGTGGTCCACTCGCCGCCCGTCATGACTGGGGCTCCGCGTAGGCGGACTCGATGCGGTTGCCGCAATGGTCACAGAACAGTTCGGGATTCTCCCAGTTCACCTCAAGGGCCACAAGGCCCCATCCATCCGAACCGGTCGTAGTGCCGATGCTGGCGCGTTCGGTGCTGGCGCAATGCCGGCAGCAGGAACCGCCATCGTGAAATATGCCGAACAGCGGATAGCCACCAGGCCAAGCGTAGGGGTTGGTGCTGAGCTGATCAGCCAGCCGCAGACTGCGGGATTGGGTCGTCACGGTGCCTCGTTTTGGCTTGTGCTCTGTAACAGTATCACCACAGGCAAGCGGCTGAGCCGGTCTGTGAAGTTACACAACAACAGCAGGGAAGCGGCTGGAGCTGTGGCGATGATGGTGCAGTCAACAAAGGGGCACCATCCCATGACCCGCTACACAACCGAACAACTCGCCACGTTCCCTTGGATCGTCAGCACCGACACGCTACGGGCTGACCACCTCGCGGATGCCTTTCTAGGGGCTTTCGACCGCTTGGGACAGGATGTACCTGAGCCCTTCCGCTCCGATCTGCAGCAGGCTGCAGCCTACGCGAGCGATCCTGTGGGGCAAGCTCCCTGCGATGCGTGGGATGTTGCGCTCAGCTGGGCGGAAAGCCGTCTAGACGAATTGGCGCCTTTCGGCTTTCAGTTCAGCACGTCCGAGGGAGATAGTGCGTGTTTTGGGTTTTGGCTCACTGAGGATTGGCGCGAGGCACTGGAGGAACGGTGCATCGAATGCGAGGATCCGGAGGCTACGGCGCTGTTGCTGCAGCAGTTTGACGATCACGGGATCGAGCCTGAGCAGTTGTGCGATGCCTACTGCGGCACTGCTGACGGTTACAGCGAGGCTCAGGCTGGGGCGGACTATGCCCAGACCCTGGCGGACGATATCGGGGCAATCAACCGTGAACTGGCTTGGCCGCATACGTGCATTGATTGGCAGGATGCCTGGCTTGAGCTGGTTTATGACGGTTACGCGCTTATCCCAGACACTGCCGGTTCCTGGCATGTTGTACGGCCGGTTTGATCGATGGCGACCTACTACCGGCCAAACCTGACGGCAGAGCAAAGGAGCCTACTGCTCACCCTGGCAGAGCAGGCCTTAGAGGCTACGGCAGGCATCAACGATCCCGCATTTGATCCTCTGTACCGGCTCTTGCTTCGCTTGCGAGACTGCAAAGAGATCAGTACCGGCAAGCGGGCGGACTGATCACCACAAAATCTTGGCCCGGCCTAGTGTCGGGCCTTTTATGTGGCTTAACATTGAACCAAACAACTTGGGTTTCTGACAATGACCGAACATTCGGACGATATCAATGAGTCTCCGGATGTTGTGCCGGAGGCTAAAGAACTTGTGCCTAATCCTTACGGCAAGCGTAACCCTTACGCGTTGATCGAACAGCGGCAACAAAGACTGTATAGGAGGCAGCTGGAAGGTCTTAGCGCTAGGCAGCTGGTTCTAGATCACGCGGAACGTGAGAGCGTGTCTGTAGCGACCGCCTGGAGGGATTGGGAAGCCGTCAACAAGTGGAACGCGGAGGATTGGAGTAGGGACCGCGAGAATATGCTCGCGAGACTGCAAACAATGCGTGCCAAACTGTTTAACGCCGCTATTCGCAAGGGGCAGTTACAAACTGCCGCGCAGGTTTTGGATAGTTTGGGCAAAGTCGTGAACGAATCCGGGATCGAACAGCAAGCCGCCGCCGCTCCACAGCTGCTGATCACGGTTGAAGACAAGCGGCAGGCGTGAGACCCGCGAGACTCACTCCCATTGTTAAGTGATACAACAGAGGCCCTGGCCACGCACTGGGGCCGTTCTATTGTCAGTGAGTACCACGCCAAACCAAGGCATGACCGACCGTATCCTGACCATCGCCGCTCTGCTCACCGTTGCCGCGCTCGTGGCGATGGGCTATGACAACCAGCGAGTGCTGGCCCGTTGCGAGGCCTCTGGCACCAGTGCCGAACAGTGCCGTCTCGTGGTGCTGGGGCGCTAGTACGTCCGCACTACGTTACAGAGTGTGACAGTACGGGCCCGCCACGGGCCTTTGCTGTGCTACAATAACAGAGTCAACCAGGCAGATCCCGCCATGACATTCGCCACAGCCGCCGCGCTCCTCCTAGCGCTGATCCTCCTCCCACTGATCGTGCTGGCTTGGGCCAGCGAGTCTCGCCAACAGCGTGCCAGGCGCTGGCGTCGCTCAGGCCTGACGCAACAGGCCATCGCCGACCGCTTGGGTGTCAGCCGCACCACCGCTCGCCGACTGCTGGCGGGCTAGTACAAGTGAACCAGGGGTAGGGTTCGAGTCTGTCAGGCACGGGGCTACACCCAGGGAACCTACTGACACATCCTCAATTTCTTCTACTGTCACACAGGGGGCAGGGGTTCGATTCCTGTAATACCCTAGAAGGCACCCCCTACTACAAAATGGCCGATTCTGCTGGAGCCCTTACCCTTCGCCACGCCCAAGGTGAGGTATTTACCAGCCGAAAACGCTTCCGCGTCCTCGTTGCAGGCCGCCGCTTCGGCAAAAGCTACCTCTCCTGCATCGAACTCTTGCGTGGAGCAATCGAAAAACCGGGCGAAACCTTTTTCTACTGCGCCCCAACGTACCGAATGGCGAAGGACATCGCCTGGAAAGCCCTCAAAAAACTCGTCCCCCGCGCCTGGATCAAGTCAAAGAACGAAACCGACCTCAAGCTGGAACTTGTCAACGGCTCCACCATTGAATTAAAGGGCACCGAAAACGCAATGGCCCTGCGCGGCCGCAGCCTTTCGGGCGTCGTCCTCGACGAAGCCGCCTTCATGGACCCCGAAGTCTGGTTCGAGGTGATCCGCCCCGCCCTCGCCGACAAACAAGGCTGGGCCCTCTTCATCTCCACCCCGGACGGCACCGCCAGCTGGTTCTACGACCTCTGGTGTTACGCCGACGAAGGCGATTCCAACTGGAGCCGCTGGCAATTCACCACTATCGACGGCGATAACGTCCCACCGGAAGAAATCGAGGCTGCCCGCAGCCAACTCGACCCCCGCACCTTCCGCCAAGAATTTGAAGCCAGTTTCGAAAACCTCTCCGGCCTCGTCGCCATCAGCTTCTCGGACGAAAACATCGACAAGGTGGTCCAAGACCTGCCCGTTTTACCCCTCTTGCTGGGGGTGGACTTCAACATCGACCCAATGTCCGGCATCTGCGCGGTGAAAAAAGGCGATGTCCTCTGGGTCTTCGACGAAATCATCATGACCGGCGGCGCCACCACCTGGGATTTCTGCGAGGAAGTCCAATCCCGCTATGGCGTGGAGCGCCGCATTATTGCCTGCCCCGACCCCACGGGCGGCGCCCGCAAAACCGCCGGCGTTGGCGCCACCGACCACAACATTTTGCGCAAATCCGGCTTCACCGTCTCCAGCCCCCGTTCCCCCTGGAAAATCCGCGACAAAATCACCTGCGTCAACACCGCCCTCCTCGATGCCTCTGGAACCCGCCGCCTTTTCATCCACCCCCGCTGCAAAGAACTAATCAAATCCCTCCGCACGCTGACCTACGCCCCCGGCACGGGCCTCCCCAACAAAAACCTCGGCGTAGACCACGCCTTCGACGCCCTGGGATATCTCTGCCTACAGACCTTCAACCTTGCCAAACCAGAATCCATGGCCCCAACCAACTATCGTGTGTGGTAACTACCGCTAAGACCATGGCCAAAAAACAAACCAAGGCCCAAAAGAAGGTCAGCAAGGTGATGCGCGAATACGGCAAAGGCGAACTGCACTCGGGCAGCAAAAAAGGCCCCGTAGTGAAGTCCCGCAAACAGGCAATCGCCATCGCCATGTCCGAGGCTGGCATGGCCAAACCCAAGAAAAAAGGTAAGAAGTGATGGCTAAGCGCGGTCTTTACAGCAATATCGCCGCCAAACGCAAGCGCATCGCTGCCGGCAGCGGCGAAACCATGCGTAAGCCTGGCACCAAAGGCGCCCCCACCGCCGCCGCCTTCAAAGCCGCGGCCAAAACCGCCAAAAAGCGCAAAAAATAACCTCTTTTACCCGCTCCGAGGCCCCTCGTGCAGCTAATCCAATCCACCTCAATCACCGGCGCCTACCCCTTCGGCACCTCCACAGGCGGCGCCTCCTCCTCTGCTGGGGCATACGACGCATTCGGCCGCGTCCGCACGTCCAGCCCGCTCACCCTCTTCGACTCCAGCCACCGCTACAAAGACAACGGCCTCTGGGCCACATCCACCGCAACCGGCGGCACCTCCACTTTCGACGCCAGCGCCGGCCTAGTCAATCTTGCCGTAACCACATCTTCCGGCTCCTCGGTTATCCGCGAAACCACCAAATGCTTCTCCTACCAGCCAGGCAAATCCCTGCTGGTGATGTCCACCTTCACCCTTAACCCCGCCAAAACCAATCTCCGCCAGCGCATCGGCTACTACGGCGCCGACAACGGCATGTACCTAGAGCTGAACAACACCACCCTTTCCTTCGTCGAACGCAGCTCCTCCACCGGCTCCCTACTCGAAACCCGCGTTGCCCAATCCGACTGGA